TGTACTCACTTCAGGCGATGCAGGTAAGATTTTGCCTTTGAAATACGAATGGTTACACCGTGAAGACGGCGTTCAAAGCGGTAAAATCCGCGTCAACGTTGAAATGATGGAAACATCAGAAATGTTGATGAACGGTGTTGGTGTAACATTGTATGCGCATTTTGTACCAATGCTTGCGTTTGACCGTTTTAACGGTTCAATGAATGAATTGAACGCAAGTTATAAGGGCGAAAACGGAGTTGCTGGTAGTGTAGTTCCGTTTTTTGAATATAGCAAATTTTATGACCATAGCAGCGGCCTTGTATCAGGTCCATATAACGCTGCTACTTGGGATACTGCTTATAACTCAGCACCTGGCTATATTTCTGTTTTTTATGAAACTATGGGTATTCACACAGAAGCATCAAATTTAAATTCTACGGTAGTTGAGGCGTATAACGCTATTGTGAATCACCGGCGCAAAGCACGTTCTAAATCGTTGCCTTTGCGAAATGCTTTTGACCATTCACTGGCAGAAGCGTTTTGGATTAACAACGGAATGCAAAACATTGTACCCGATTTTGACCAATCATTGCTTGATGGTGAAGTTACTTTGCAAGGTCTCACTTTTCAAGCACCGATTAAATCACAGTTCGCTGGTGATGCGACCCAATTGCGCAATGCCGCGAATAATGAGTCTTTAACGACAACTCATAAGTATAGACCAACAATGCACGGCGAGGATATCACGCCGGATTTTGCGAATGATGTTTACATTTTTAATGACATTTTTGCCGAATTAACTGCTGGTGGTAATGCAACAATGTCGTTAGCTGATATTGACCAAGCCCGTAAGACAGCAGGCTTTGCAAAATTGCGTGAAATGTATGACGGCATTGATGATGATTACATTATTGATCTTTTAATGTCCGGAATACGAGTACCAGAAGAAGCTATGAAACAGCCAATATTGCTGGGTAAACAGCGTGCGATGATTGGTTTCAATCAGCGCTATGCGACTGACGCAGCTAATTTGGATGAAAGTGCAACGAACGGTTTTGCGACTATTGATATGTCAATTCGCACTCCAGCTATGAATACTGGCGGCGTTATTATGATTACTGCCGAAATCGTTCCAGAGCAGTTGTGGGAACGCAAGAAAGATTATTTCTTGTACACAACTGATCCGGACAAGTTGCCAAATTATTTGCGTGATTTTTTGGACCCAGAAAAAGTTGCAGTTGTTAAAAACGATCATGCAGACGTTAATCACGCAACTCCAGATGGTACATTTGGTTATGCACCGCTTAACCATGAGTGGCAGCGCGATATGGTAAACGTTGGTGGTAAATATTACCGGCCAGCAAATGATGCGTTTGACGAAGATCGAGCAAAAATTTGGTCAGCTGAAGCAACAAACCCAACATTAAACGAAGATTTCTATCTTTGTACGGGTCTGCATAAAAAAGTGTTTGCTGATCAAACATCCGACAGTTTTGAAATCACAGCAATGACCGATTTCAAAATCGTAGGAAATACCGTGTTCGGTGCAGGTCTGCAGGAGTCAGATGCAACAAGCGATTATGACGCGATTACAGCGCAGGTTGATAGCGCTCGTATCGTTAAGTCGTAAAACTGGCAGTGGGGGCGCCTCCCGGCCCCCCCTGCCCTTCTTTAATAGGTGAAAAAAAAATGAAAACGTTCAAAAATGGTCCATTGGCCTCATGGAAACAGGTGAAAGCTGGGGATGTTATCCCATTTTTATCAAGCAAGGCACGGCGCGTTAAATTTCAGGTAGTGGCGAACAGCCCGATCGAAATTTGGGCGGCATCTGACGATAAAATGTCGGATGGTGTGCTGGTTGGTGCAACAGGCGATAAAGCCTGTGTAGAATATACCCACATTGGTAATTCCTATGTGATGATTAAAGCTGAAAAAAATTCAGCGGTATATTTGAATGCACCTGATGTTGATCAGACAATCGCAGAAAGTGAAAAACCTTCTTTCACTAGCATCGAACCAAGGGTGCGAAACAGCACCGAATTGGATCGTATGATGCAGTTGATGAAATATAACACTGCACAAAATGAAGCCATGTTGAAAAAGGAGCGCGATGCAATGCGCTTAGAGATGGCTCAGTTGCGATTGGAACAAACAAAGGCAGAAGTAGCTGCCGACATGGTATTGGAGCCTGAGAACGATGATAGCGGAGCTGAGACCGCTTCTTAGGTTTTTACGGTTGGTGCGGGTAATAGACCGCATCAACCGCTATAAGAACCGGTCGGAAGACAAGGAATTTTATAGCAAAGACCATGTAGAAGCAGCGCGTTCGCTTGCCACACAAACATATAAAGAAGTCACAAAGGCTTATGATTATCGTGGCGTCCATCCAGACATAGTAGT